GGTATAGTAATAATAAGATACAAATTTCAATAATTATGACAAGTACAATTAAAGTAAACAATATTCAAAATCAATGTGGTGCAAACATCATTAAGGAGAGTAGCAATACAATTACTCTTGGCGCTAGTGGTGATAACATTGTTTTAGCAAGTGGTGCAACCCAAGCAGGTTTTGGTAGAGAAGGTTCTGTTAATTGGCAAACAGGATCAATTAAAACTTCTACATTTACAGCAGCTAGTGGCGAAGGATATTTTTGTAATACAGCAGGTGGAGCTTTTACAATGAACTTACCAGCAGGATCTGCTGGAGCAATAGTTTCAGTTTCAGATTACACAAGAACTTTTCAAACAAACAATTTAACAGTTAGTCCCAATGGATCAGAAAAAATTGGTGGTGTTGCAGCAAGTGCAACCCTATCTACTCAAGGTCAAACAGCAACTTTTGTTTATGTAGACGCAACTGAAGGATGGATTAATACACAAGAAACATCTAATTCAGTTACAGGAGCAACTTTTATATGTTCTTCAGGAGGTAATGCGACACTTACTTGTGGAAATTTTAAAACACATATTTTTACAGGTCCAGGAACTTTTACAGTTAATAGTCTAGGAAATAATCCAGCAAATAATACAGTTGAATATTTAGTAGTAGCTGGCGGAGCAGGTGGTGGTGATGGATCAGGTACAGGAGGAGGTGGAGCAGGTGGTTTTAGAACTACTTATCCTAGTCCAGTTTCAGGAGGTTTAGCAGTTACAGCAACAGGTTTTCCAATTACAGTAGGTGCCGGTGGAGCATTTGCTCCTGCACCTTCTGGAAGAGGTGTATCAGGTGGCGTTTCAACTTTTAGTTCAATAACATCTGCAGGTGGTGGTGGCGGAGGTTCAGAAGGAGCTAGTAATCAAACTGGAGTAAGTGGTGGATCAGGTGGAGGAGGATTTGTTGGTGTTTCAGCTGGTTCAGGAAATACACCTCCAGTAAGTCCCCCTCAAGGTAATAATGGTGGAGCAGGTGGTGGTGGTTATTCAGGAGGTGGCGGTGGAGGCGCAGGAGCAGTAGGTTCTCAAGGTAAACCATCAGCACCAGGCGGTGGTGGAGTAGGAACACCAATAGCAACAGCTTTTTTTGGACCTACATCTGGAAGTTATGGAACACCAGGACCAGCTGCAGGAAGATATTTTGCAGGTGGAGGAGGCGGTGGAACTCAACCGCCAGCAGGTGATAGTAATCCTCAAGTTGGAGGAGCAGGTGGTGGTGGAAATGGTGCTGTATGGCCAAGCACTGCAGGAACTACTGGTACAGTAAATACTGGTGGTGGAGGTGGTGGAGGAATATCTTCACCTACACAACCAAATGGATCAGGAGGATCAGGATTTGTTGCAATAAGGTATAAATTTCAATAGGTAAAAATTATGAGTGAAATAAAAGTAAATAAAATTAGTCCAAGATCAGGAACAGCATTCACATTAGGAGATAGTGGTGATACATTTACAATTCCTAGTGGTGCAACAATTAATAATCAAGGTACAGCAGTAAACTTTGGTGCAACAGGTTCAGCTTCTTGGGTAACAACAGTTAAGACAAGCACATTTACAGCAGTCGCTGGTGAAGGATATTTTGTAAATACAACAGGTGGAGTAGTATCAGTTAATTTACCAGCAGGAACAGCAGGAGCTGTTGTTGCAATTAAAGATTATGCAAAAACATTTGATACAAACGCTTGCACATTAGTTCAAAACGGTTCAGATAAAATTGGTGGTTCAACTGTTAATGCAATTGTATCAACAGAAGGTATTGCAATAACATTAGTATTTGTAGATTCAACACAAGGTTGGTTGATAACAGATGATGGTTTACAATCATCGGCTTCAACAGCACAGTTTATTACAGCAACAGGTGGAACCATTACAACTGTTGATACAAATTTTAAAGTACACACATTTACAGGTCCTGGAACTTTTACAGTATGCGCTGCAGGAAATGCTTGTGGGTCAAATACAGTAGATTATTTAGTGGTTGCTGCAGGAGGTGGTGGAGCAGTTGGCGAATTTGGTGCAGGCGGAGGAGGTGCCGGTGGTTATAGATTCTCAAATGGAACAGCATCAGGATGTTATTCAGCAGGTCCTTCACCTTTAGGTGCAAGTGCTTTACCTGTTTCAGCAACAGGTTTTCCAATTACAGTTGGAGGAGGTGGGGCAGGTGGTACTGCTAATCCTTACGCTACTAATGGTTCTGGAATTGGTGGAGCAAATTCAGTTTTTTCAAGTATAACATCAGCAGGTGGAGGTGGTGGCGGTGGTGGAAATAAACCACCAGGTCCAATAGGATCAGGTAAAGCTGGTGGTTCAGGTGGAGGAGGAAGTGGTCCAGGTGGAGGTCCAGCATCAGGTGCAAATGGCGGAGCTGGTAATACACCTCCAGTAAGTCCCCCACAAGGTTTTGCAGGCGGAAATTCAGTTCCTGAAGGTGGAGGTTCAGGTGGTGGTGCTGGTGCAGTAGGTGGTAATGCTTCAAGTTCAGGTCCTAATGCAGTAGGAGGAGCAGGAGGAGCAGGATTAACATCATCAATTAATGGAACACCAACAGCAAGAGGTGGTGGTGGTGGAGGTTCAGGTGGTGGTCCTAGTGGTACAGCAGGAACAGGTGGAACAGGTGGTGGAGGTGCTGGACAAAATACAACTAATGGACCAGGTAATCCTGGAACAGTTAATACTGGTAGTGCTGGAGGAGGAACAAATGTATCTCCAACAACCGCACCAGGAGTAGGTGGTGTTGGTGGTTCAGGAATAGTTATGATAAGATACAAATTTCAATAGTTGAATGATAATTAAAAATAAGATATAAGGAGAAACATTATGGCACATTTTGCAAAAATAGGATCAAACAGTAAAGTTATTCAAGTACTTACTTTGAATAATAGTGATATGTTAAACGCTGATGGCGTTGAAGATGAAACAGTAGGACAACAATATTTAGAGACACATAATAATTGGCCTGCACAAATGTGGATTCAAACATCTTATAATACACAAGGTGGTACACATTCATCAGGTGATAACTCTAAAGCATTTAGAGGAAATTACGCAGGTATAGGTTATATTTGGGACGAAGATAATAATATCTTTTTGTCTAAAAAACCTCACGCTTCTTGGGTAAAACATATTGAATCAGCTTCTTGGAAATCACCTATCGGTGATGCTCCAGCATTAACAGAAGAACAGACTTCACAAAATACAGCTGATACTCATTCTTGGAGTTATGTTTGGAATGAAGCAAATACAACTTGGGACTTGACAGACAGCAAAGCATAAATTAAAAATGGTGGTGGTATGCAAAAGAAAGTCTTAACAGAACAATCATTATATTACGGTGATGTCAATATGCCTAAAGATTGGGACATCGACCGAGATAAATTATCAGGTGACATTTTACAATCAGTAATTCAAAACAAAAATTTTCCGTTCTCACGAACTTGGGATATGTTAAATACATATATGAGAGATCACGTTGGTCTTGAGTATGGTGTTAATTTAATTAACAAAGAAACGTGGGGAAATATCTATAAACCTGCGGAAACAACAATTCCTTTATTAAATATTGATCCAGTAGATTTACGAAACTCTCCAGACTTTACATTATTATATGGTGTAAAAGTAAAAGATTGTTTTGTTCGAATACACTTTGAAGACAACAGACGTAAAGGAAGAAGTTGGGATATAGAACTTAAAAATAATATGTTCATAATGTTTCCATCTACTAATATGTATTACCTAACTAACAATCAAAAAAATTCATTAAACTTTATACAAACAATAACTTATGAATATATCTAATTACTATTGGCATTTTCCTGCAGCACTGACGCCAAAGTTTTGTGATGATGTAATAGCTTATGCTAATCAAAAAGAAGAAGTTATGGCGGTAACAGGAGGATATGGAGATAGAAAATTAAAAAAAGAAGAAATAAAAGATTTAAAAAGAAAAAGAAACTCTGATCTAGTATGGCTTAATGATACTTGGATCTATAAAGAATTGCATCCTTATGTTCATATGGCTAACAAAAATGCTGGTTGGAACTTTGATTGGGAAAGATCAGAATCGTGTCAGTTTACAAAATATAAACACAATCAATACTATGATTGGCATTGTGATAGTTGGGATAAATCTTATGACAGAAAAGACCCTAATCATCCAGAACACGGCAGAATTAGAAAACTATCTATGACTTGTCAATTAACAGATGGTTCAGAATATAAAGGTGGTGAGTTAGAATTTGATTTTAGAAACTACGATCCACATATGAGAGATGAAGCTAAGCACTTAAGAAGAGCAAAAGAGATTTTACCTAAAGGATCTATTATTGTGTTTCCTTCTTTTGTATGGCACAGAGTTAAACCCGTAACCGCTGGTACAAGATATAGTCTTGTGGTATGGCACTTAGGAAAACCTTTTAAATAATATGTATATAAATAATTACTTTAACACAACCATTTGGTCAGAACAAAAACCAGAGTTTGTAAAATCTTTAACTAAAGCATCTAACAAATATATTAAAGCTGCT